ATGGAGCATCATTAAAATCATTTAATACTGAAATAGAAACAAGTTTTGCTGAATTTAATGCTACAATTTTTAAACAAATTAGTGCAGGTTCGGATGTTCCTCCAGAAGTAGCAATGCAAGAATACAACTCAAATTATTCAGCATCAAGAGCAGCAATAAATAGTTTTGGTCATATAATTTCTATAAAAAGAACAAAATTTGCGAATGATTTTTATGTTCCATTTTTTAAATATTGGTTGGAATATGAAATTTTGACTAATAAAATACAAGCACCTGGTTATATTGAAAACATAGATAATTTTATGGTAACTGAAAGTTATTCTCAATGTAGATTTACAGGTAAAAATGTTCCACATATTGATCCATTAAAAGAAATAAAAGCAGTTAGAGAAATGTTGGGTACTGATGGTGCAGTTCCATTAATTTCAAGAGAACAGGCTTCTGAAATTTTAGGTGCAGGTCAATGGGATGAAAACTTTATGAAAAGTTTGGAAGAAGAAAAATTAATTCCAAAACAAGAAATTATAGCAGATATAAATAACACAAACTTATAAAATGAGAAAGCAAGTAAAGTTATTAAGTGGTTCTAAAGATTGGTCAGAAAATGCCAGATATAAAGTTAATGAAGTAGTTACTTATAATGACTACAATTACCAAAACATTACAGGTGCAAACAGTACGCCTGATGATTTAACAGATTGGATAAATATTGGAAGTTCTGGTGCTGGTTTAGTACCAACATTACAAGAAGTTATAAATGAAGGTGGATTGTCGAATGGTTCAACTTTAAAACAAGGCGCAATTGATGCAGGTTATGGAGGAAGTAAAGGAATTGCGTTACAATGTGCAGTTGGATATGAATTAAAGTGGGAATCAGGAAGGCTTTATGTAATGAATGACAATGGTACAATTATCAGAGATTCTTTATATAATTTTACTATTACACCACAAGATACAGATGATGAAACCAAGGGTTTTGCTATTGGAAGCAGATGGATTTTAGATAATGGTAGTGTATATGTTTGTAGTGATGCAACAGGTGGAGCTGCTGTTTGGGTTTTGCAAAAAAACGTTAATACTATACAACAATATAAAACTGCTAATTTTACAGCAGAATACGGAGTTTATTATGTTGTAAATGCTTCTGCAACAATAACAGATCCAACACCTGTTGATGGGTATGGTTATATTTTTTACGTTTTAAGAGGTACAGTAACTGCTGGAGGTTTAAATTACGCACCTACTTCTTTAGTATATAGATATTATTCTTTTGGTGCATGGATTACAAAGGATGTAAGTAATTTGACTGAAATTTCTGATATTAATACAGCATTAGGAAATAGAGTGCAAGTAGGAGTTAATAATTCTACAACATTAGCTTTAACTTCTGCAAATTTAAACAGTACATATCCTTCTGCTACAACAGGATTTAGAGTATATTGCGTTGCTATTATAGCAGGTGCTATGGTTTATGAAAAAACAACAACAGGTTGGATTGGAACAGCAGTAACTATACCATAATAATTAAAAAAAAATACAAATGACAACATTAGTACCAACTAAAATACTACCTCCAATATTCAAAGGAAATACTTTTGATGGTTTAGTTCTTACATTAAGTAAAAATGTAGATGGAGTTATCACGCCAATTGATTTAACTGATGCTGATGTTTTAATTCAATTTAAACTAAACTTTGGTGGTCAAGTTATATTTGAGTTTAAATTAAGCGATAACAGTTTAATTATTAGCGAAACCAATAAAATTACATTGAATAAAAAAGATATGCTTTACGATGCTCACAAATACATTGGAGATATGAAAGTAACATTGGCAAATGATGATATTCAAACATATTGTAAATTTCAATGGGAAATTTTAAATGTAGTAACATTATAACATGGAAATAATTAACATCATAGTAGAGGAAACAGTACAACCTATTATTTTGGAAGTGCATCAAGAAAATACACCTCCAATTGTGTTAGAATCATACGAAGGACAACCTGGAGATTCTGCTTATGTTGAAGCAGTTAAAAATGGTTTTGTTGGTACTGAAATTGAGTGGTTGGAAAGTTTAAAAGGAGAAAAAGGCGATGATGGAAGTCAAGGGGAAAAAGGAGATAAAGGCGACAAGGGCGACAAGGGAGATCCAGGAGAACCAGGTGCAAATGCAATTTGGGGAAATATAACAGGTACTCTTGGTAGTCAAACAGATTTACAAAGTGCTTTAGATAACAAAGTTCCTTACACTGGAGCAAGTCAAGATTTAGATTTAGGTGCTAATAATATAAAAACTAACAAGGTATTTTTATTTGATGAAGTAAATGACAATTACGCTAGTATTCATTATGCTGATGGAGATTTTCACATTGAAGATGCAGATGGTCATAAGCTATTGGTTATTGAAGATGGCTTTATTCAGTTGCATTTAAGCGATACAATACAATCTAATTTATTTACCACACTACTAACACAAACAAGAGATCATTATTTGCCAAATAATAGTGGTACACTTGCATTAATTTCTGATATTACAGGTACTAATAGCGGTACAAACACAGGCGATGAAACTGCAACTTCTATAAAGAATAAACTTGGTATTACTACATTATCAGGTAGTAATACAGGCGACCAAGATATAAGCGGTAAAGTAGATAAAATTACAGGAAAAGGACTTTCAACAAATGATTACACAACTGCTGAACAAACAAAAGTTAGTAATTTAAGTGGTGTAAATAGTGGCGATAATGCTACAAATACTCAATATAGCAGTTTAGCAACAAGTAAAGAAGATACGGCTAATAAATCAAACGATACTGCTGATAGTGCAAGTACAATAAAGTTTCCAGTTTGGAGTGCTATTTTAGCATATTTTACAGCTTCAAGAATTAGAACGATTTTAGGTTATACACCTCCAAGAACATTTTTTAGTGGAAGCGATGGTACACCCGTTAGTAATACAACAACTATAACTGCAACATACTCTCAACTAATACCAGCTAATACATTTGTAGCAGGTAATGTTGTAGAATTAATATTCAGAACTACATCACCAGGCGCAAAAACATCTGCTTCAAGTAATTATGTTTATGTTAATACATCTAATAATTTAAATGGAACTCCATTACAAATTGCAATTTATACAGGTGGAACAACATCAAGAACTATACAATTAAACAGAACTTTGTCTATTAAAGGAGCAACAACTAAAGCTGTAAGTAGTGTTGGAACAGTAGCATCAGATAATGGTGTTACAGGAGCAATGAGTACATTAAGTATTGATTGGACAATAGACCAATATATAGTTTTTGCAATAGCGCATAGTGTTGCTGATCAAACATTAACGGGCGATTTTTATTGTATAACAAAAAATTAATAGATATGAATGTAACGAAAGAATTTTTAGAGCAAGGTTATATCATACACAATGATACTCAAATTAGTATTGAAATAGATGGAATGATATTTTTATACACAGTTGAAGATACAGCACAATTTGTAGTTGATAATAAATTATAACCTCAAACAAATATAATAAATGAAAAAAACAGAATTTTTAACAAAAAAAGCATTAGAAAGCAGAACTCCTACATGGGCGAAAAATGCTTTTAGAATTACATTTGTAGTAACTTCTGCTCTAACTTTATTTTTGGCAGGAACTCAAATAATTGAAGAAAATGTAAAATTTGAATTAATGTTAGCATTAAAATCAATTGATGCGTTTGTATTGGGAGTATCAAAAATGTTTGGTGTAACAGAAGAAGAAAACTAAAAAGATGGGCGAGGAATACGAATACAAGGAGAGATTACAACGAATAGAAAATCATTTAGCATCATTGAAAACTAATTCAGAAGAACGTTCCGAAGATATACGAATGATTAAAACAGCATTAATTGGAGATGAATTTAGCCAAGAAACTGGTTTAATACATAGAGTAAAAAAAAATGAAGAAAAGGTTGAAATTTTAATTGAGAAAGACCATAAGAATAGCGTTTATATTTCGCAATTAAAGTTTGTGGTAGGAATTATAATTACAATAATTATTGGTTTTATTTTTAGTATAATTTTAATAAAATAAATTATGATAACAACATCACAAGCTACTATAAAATATGGAGTTCCTAGTAAAAATCCAAATTACTTAACTACATTAATTTTACCTTATCCTATGAGATTGGCTTGGGATAAAAGCGTTAAGGTTAATAAAATTCAATGCCACAAATTAATACACGATAATCTAAAAAATGTCTTTACAGATATTTTGGCACATTATGGTTATGAAAAAATTGTAGAATTAGGTATTGATTTATTTGGTGGTTGTTTTAATTTTAGAGTAATGCGAGGTGGAACAGAACCTAGCAGACACAGTTGGGCGATTGCAATAGACCTTGATCCTGAAAGAAATTTATTAAAAGAAACTGCAAAGACAGCAAGATTTGCAAGAATTGAATATAAACCGATGATTGATATTTTTTACAAGCATGGATTTATAAGTTTAGGTAGAGAAAAAAATTACGATTGGATGCACTTTGAAATAAAAAATTAACAAGTCGCTATCGTCTATCGGTTAGGACATTTGGTTTTCATCCAAAAAAGTGGAGTTCGATTCTCCATAGCGATACTAAAAAATAATAATATGGCAGATATACAAATGTGTTCGGGCAAAGATTGTCCTTTAAAAAGAAATTGCAAAAGGTTTACTGCAAACGTTGGAATGTGGCAATATTATTTTAGTGTTGTACCTTACAATTTTAAAACAAAAATTTGCGATAAGTTTTGGAATGTAAATACAGATGAAATCTATCAGCAGTTGCAAGATATTTCCAACATGAAGGATTAAAAATATATTTAATGATTGTTATTTAAAATAAATCTTTATGAGTATCAGAACAAGATTAAAAGAATACGAAATACAAGCATTAGGATTAGAACAAAAAGAAAAAAAACTAGGACAAGGTAATCCTATTTATAGAATATCTGACGAACAATACAAGCAACTAAAAAAAATAAGGCAATTTCACGAAAGCGAATTTAAAGAAACACGAAGAACTTTAAATAAAGAAGGCGAAATAATATCTAAAGTTGAAAAATTAGGTCAAAAACAATTAATAGAAATACCAGACAACCACCAAATTAAAAGGGTTTCTACAAATGTTACAACTAATCAGCAATGGGTTATAACAGAACCGATAAAAGAAACGCAAGTAGATTTAGAACAAATTGACTTTTTAAAATATTTTGAAGGTAAAATAACGCCAATAAAATTAAAGGCTAAAAAGTTAAATCAAACATCATTATTCGATAGAGCAGTTATATCTGATGTTCATGTAGGAATGAAGGTTAGTGATGGTTATTCTTTGTACGATGGAATTTGGAACGAAGAAGAATTATTAAAAAGGCGAGATATATTTGTAAATGAAATTGTAAAAAATCAAAAATCAAATAAACTTTTATTACATGAATTAGGAGATTTTATGGATGGTTATAATGCAATGACAACTAGAGGTGGTCATGAGTTACCACAAAATATGGATAATCAAAAAGCCTTTGATGTTGCTTTTGGTTTTAAAATAACTTTAGTAGATGCTTTGGTTAATTATTACGATAAAATAGAAATTGTAAATATTTGCAATGACAACCACGCTGGAAGTTTTGGCTATATCGTTAATTCAGCATTTAAGAATTATATTGAATTAAAATATAGTAACGTTAAAGTTACCAATCAACGAAAATTTATTGATCATTATATTTTTGAAAATAGATGTTTTATCTTAACGCATGGTAAAGATGATAAAAGTTTAAAGTTTGGATTTAAACCACATTTAGATGCAGTACAGATTGAAAAGATAAAAAACTACATTGATGAATATAAATTACATGATTACCAAATAGAATTTAGCAAAGGCGATAGCCACCAATTACTATTTGATTTGACAAGTTCAACAGCTTTTGAATATCAAAATTTTGGAGCATTTAGTCCTCCTTCTGATTGGGTAAAAGTAAATTTTAAAAATACAAAAAGTAGTTTTACAACGATGAACTATTACGATAAACAAAAGACAATTAATAACTATATTTTTTAAGTTTATAGACTGAAATTTAAATAAAAATTTAAGGTTATAGACTGAAATTTAAATAATAATAAATGGAACGTTACAAAACAATACACGAAAATAAAGTTTTAATTAATCCACCAGAAGAACTAGAAGTGTTAAAGAAAAAAATCCAAAAACTATTGGAGCAAGGTAGAAACAACGAAAAGTTAAACGACAGATATAGAGAACTAATTTTAAATAAACTACAAGATGGAAAAACAAAAGATTAAATGGTGGCAAGTATTAAAGAAAATAGCACTTTTTGTGCTGCCTATGGTGTTAAAAAATCAAAAAGGTATCAAAGGTACACCAAATGAAAACAAGGTTGATAAAGCAGTTGAAATCATTGACAAATTGTGATGTTTAAAAAATAATTGCAAAAAACTTGCAATTGATATTTTTTATTATACATTTGCAAAAGTGATTGACTTCTGACTATACTCAACACATTAAAAAATAGTAAAAAGCTATTATGAAACCCAACGTCAGAAGTGGGTGAATTAGTAGCTTTTTTTGACAGTAATATGAATCACAATATAAAAATAAAAATAATATCACTTTACAGTCAAAACTTTTCAATCAATGTAATTAAACAAAGTTTTGAAAAGAGATATACTGAATTGGAAATAGTAAAAGTTATTGTTGAGAGCGATATAACAATTGATAGCGATAATTTGATAATTCCAAGTGCAATGAATTATTCTTTTAGTAATTACAGAAGTAAACCAAAAAAACTATGAATGAAATTTACATTTTAAAAAAGTGGATTGATGCTTTTAAAAAACAATATAACATTAATCCTACCTTTGAGCAAGTTGATGCTAAAATATTAGAAATCATAAAATTTCAAAAACTGCAAATAGCAAATGAAATTGACTTTAAGAAACTTATAATTTATTATAATAAAGTTTTAGATAAAAGTTGTAGAGTAATTTCCAAAAAAGCAAAAGATAATTTTAATCAAAGGCTAAAAGAAGGCTATTTAAAGACAGATATTGTAAAAGTAATAGATAATGTTTCTCACGACAATTTTCACAAGGAAACAAACTATAAACCTGTTACATTAGAGTTTTTATCAAGACCGAACATATTTGAAAGATATTCCTCAATGGAACATAAAAAACCATTAAGTTTAGATAAAGAATTACAAGGGCATATAAATTATTAATATGAAAAAAGGTTTTGAAATTTTAGATAATAATAATTCAAGAGAAAGTTTATTAAAGTATCGTGAGAATGGTGCAATTCGAGGTTGTTTTCTTGGCTTTCCTTTTTTAGATGAACACTATACTATTGCATTACCAGGTTGCACTGATATAACTGGATTTCCTGCTTCTGGAAAATCTGAATTTTGGTTAGAACTTTTACTTAATACATCATTATTTTATGGTTGGAAGCATTTGCTTTATGTACCTGATGTTGGAGATAAAAATGAAATTTTAGATGTTTTAATTCATAAAATTTCAGGTAAAACATTTGATAAAAGATATGTTAATTCTAATTATATTTCAGAGGAAGAAGTTGATAAACATTTAGGTTGGATATTACATCATTTTAGAATTTTGACTAAAGTTGATTTGAAAGCTAAAATAACTCCTTACGAATTTTGGGATTTAGCTGCTAAAATGAAATACGAAACTGATGGTGGTATTCAAACTGCAACTATTGATAGTTGGAAAGATTTAAAACATGGTATTGGTAATGATGGAGAAAGTTTTGGTAGAGATGATAAATATTTAGAAGATGTTTTAAGTTATAGAAATTCAATGTCAGAACTTCATAAAATGCACTTCGCAACTATAATACATCCTGTAAAAACAGAAGCTGATAAAGATGGTCAAAGAAAACCTCCTACTCCTTATGATTTAAAAGGTGGAAGTGAATGGTACAATTCTGGAAAATGTATGATAACAGTACATAGGCAAAGCGGTCATCCCAACGCAGTTGATGTAATGATAACTAAAGCAAAACCAAAAAGTGTTGCAAGTGTTGGAAAAGTAGAATTATTTTTTGATAGAAATTTGTCTAAATTTTATTGGGATAATGCAGGAGTTAAGACTTATGCAAATCATGTAAAAACAACACCAAAAGCATTATTAATTTCACAAAACGAAAGTATTTTTGCAGATGAAGAAGATTCTGTACCATTTTAAATAAAAACTATGAACGAACAAGAAAAAAAACTATCAAAATTATACGTTGATAAATTAAGAAAACAAAGGGCTTACTTTCAATATGCTGATGCTTCTCAAAACTTATTAGAAAGCCAAAAAGATGATGATTTACTATTTTTGCAAGAAGCATTTATAAAGTGGATAAATGGACTAAAGGAAGGCGATGCTAGAAAAGCAGAATTAAATTTACTTTTAAAAAGCATTTGGAGGATTCAAGCATATTGTGGAAATTTGGAAACTGTTTGTAAAGCATCAGTTGTAGAATTAATAAATTTAGAAGAAAAGATTAGCAACTTGGAATCTAGGAATAAAATTTTGGAACTAGAAAAAATACAAATTAATAACGAACACCAAATAAAAGTAAAAGCACTTGAAGCAGAAATTGAGTTTACCACAAAAAACAGCTAGTCCTGAACAGATATATTTTGTTGGTAAAAGTGGAATTAAAATTTATCCGATTTACGTTAATGATGGTTGGTATATTCAAGTTGATAACAATGGAGTTTTAAAAACATTTCCAAAAAAAGTTTTACAAAAAGAAATAAATGATTCAGTAGCAAAAACAATAATTTACTACTATAACCTATTAAAAACCAAAAAATGAAAAAACAAACTAGG